ACAAACTTTGCAAGTTCTCCATATAATTTTATTTTACGAAGCATAACGATACCTCTTTCCTGTACATTTTAACAACCATGGAGAATATGGTTCTCTACAAGATAGTCTATCGGTTAAATGATGTAATACCTCATCTCCAAGAAAAATAGCTACATGATTTAAAGTTGAATCTAAAATACTCATCAATAAAACATCTCCAGCCTGTAACTTTTCATCTGGTCTAAGTTCTCTAAATCCTGTTCTCCAAGCATAACTTTCAAATAAAGGATCTTTCATAAATTCTTCTGGAGTGATTGGTCTTTCATAATCTTTTAACTGTATCCCTTTTTCCTGTTTGTAATAATCTCTTACCAAACTCCAACAATCTGTAATACCCCATACCCATTGTCTACCAAGTAAAGGTGCTTCATATCCCTGCGGTTCATAATATCCCCATTGTTTTGT